CAAAAGCTCACTTGGCACGATTCTTGCAACTAAAAAGCTCACCAGGCCAAAAGCTCACTTGGCACGATTCTTGCAACTAAAAAGCTCACCAGGCCAAAAGCTCACTTGGCACGATTCTTGCAAGGCAAATCTTTTTTTATTTATTTTCCAAAATACCCTTGCCAGCTTGGAAAACAAAACGTATATTCTTAATATAGGTTACAAATAAACAAACAAACAAACAAAAGGAATCAAAATGAAAAAAATAATTTCAGCAGATCAAGTAAAAATAGGGGATCTTTTACTGGCAGCCGATCCAGAAAATATCGTAGGAGATTGTTTGCGCGTCGTTTCAAAAATAATTGAAATTAAAAATAATAATTTACTGTTTTTAACTCGCAATAATTCACCTATTATGACCGCTGGCAAATTTGATACAATACAGATCGTCAGAATTGAATTTTAATTAAACTGAACAAGGAATCAAAATGAAATATAACGCAAGACAAACAAGAACCGGGGAATGGGCGGTCTTTACAGGTGAAAAATGTTTCTCAAGTACCAAAACGACCGACGAACAAAAAGCTAATGAACAGGCAATTATCAGATCCATACAATGGCATAACGATAAAATTCAATCTTTATTCAATAAACTGGAAAATTTAAATCCTGAAAAATATGGATCTTATGGAGAGGATGTAACAACTCTCGGAGATCTTCTCTGTTAAAAATCTTCAATTGAAAAAAAATTAACAAGGAGAAAAAAATGAAAATATCACGTCAAAAAGAACTTATCTCTCGGATGGATGAAATTGAAACAGTAGAATGTCCAGGTGGTCCGCACGATGGCTGTTGCGAATTCTGTAAGGGTTCTTGCTTCACCTACAAATTAGATGGTATTTCTTTAAATCAGGAGGAGACGGACTTTGTCGATAGTGATCCTACGTTTCAAACTTATGGTCTTTAATCAACTTAATAAAAGGAACAAAATAAATGCAATCGAAATCTTATTCAAAATCGGTTCGTGAGTTTAAGCGGGCGCTTATTGATGGAACGAATGAAATTATGGAAATGGATAAAATAATGACAAAATATTGCATCCCATGCCAACGTCCTTCTGGCGCTTGCACTGCGGATAACTGCCATATTTTTAATAAATTATCAAAAATATAATCTTCAATTGAAAAAAATTAGCCGGAGAAATCCGGCTTTTTATTGTCCCAAGTATAGTTGAAGATTTATTTAATTGAAGACTTCTACACTTTATGCCTGGTCATACTGACTCATAACTTTCTCCATTGTTTACTGATGTTAAAAAATGTTTTCTATTGAAGAACGATGCCACCATCTGTCCACTGTATACGAGGTCCCAGGGATTGGATATGTGGAGCCAGTCACTATTGTCTTTCTTTTCAAGGATCACCTGGCCGACCTTGATTGTCCCTCCGGGTAAATCCACTTCCCCGGTCTGCCGATTGAAATATGGTAACATTAACTGGAATGCACTTGTAGCTCCGCAGGCAGGCACGACGTCGGCTGCTCCCACGGAATATACATAATACCGGCCGAACGTCTTAATCTTTACTCTACTACGGAGCTTCACAATATTCCCAAATAAATGGTCGCTGGTTTCTGAAGGATTGTTCCCGGCATTCCGCAATTTATTTGTATCGCTGGGAAGGCGGATACCACTACTAACAACGAGCGGAATGGTCGTTTTCAGGGCCTCGCTTAGAAAGCTCCGTATACATTCCAAAATAGAACATAAATTTAAAAGCATGAACCGCTGGATAGGTGTGAGCAGCTCGTGCGGTCTATCAGTAAATTCTTTCAATTGAAAATTAGTAGTTATCTTCATTGGTTCACCTTCATGTATACTACTACGATACTTCCAATGAAAAGAATTAGTTGTACCACTAAAGAGGTCATACCGGCTATGACCCAATTCTTCATTCCGTCCATCCGCCGATGCGCTGCTGTTATATCACCTTCCATACCTATTGAACCCCTCTCTAGATTGGTTATTCGGGCTTCGTGTCCACTATGTTGATTGCATACAAAATCTCTATCGGTCATTATTTCCTCATGCCGTTTGATGTAGTACGGTTCGATAATCCATCGTTATCACGTTTCCCACTGGTAGAGTGCCGTTCGTTATAAAACGAAAGTTCCTACCGCTATTTATCTGTGTGACTCCAGCAATAGACACCGGCAGTATCGGTATGCTTAATATACATATCCCTAACTGGGGCCAAAAAGTAGAAGACCCGTCAATCCCTGGAATAACAGTAAGGTCAAGGTCAATGTACGTTGGGCTTCCTGACAAGGTACCGGAGAAGGAAATCTCAAGTTCAAGCCTTCTGCCTGAATACCGATAACGTAGAAATGAGGCCTGACCGCTTATTCCTCCATCAGAGGTCATTGTGATTGGAGTAATTACAACAGAGTTTTCCATGATCCCACGAAACGTATTATTAAGCACTACATCACTATGGTTCTTCCCATCACTAATTCTATGAGCATTGTTCAGCACTACATCACTATGGTCCTTCCCATCACTACCTCTATGTATTGTATTCGGAGAGATCAGTAAAGCCAAAGCATCATCCGCAGCCAGTCTGATAGCAGCCTCTGCAGACACTTGCGCTGCAATTAAACTATTAATCGCATCCCGGAGTTGTACCATTTGCTGGATAGTCTCAGCTGCTGTATTGAGGGACATTCCAGCGTGTAGAATTACATTTGCGATCTCTTCCTGGTATGTATTGGCCTCCTGGTATCGTAGTTGTGTAGCATCACGTATCGGTGGATCTTCATCTGCAAATACATTCTGCCCACCGATTGGGTCTACCTTGAATCCGTCGCCTTCTGTTCTGTGCATATCATTGCTCCTAGGTTAAATCATTCCAAATTACTTGTGTATGAGCCGGCTTCATTCGATTGAATCGGCTTTGAAGATACTCTAAGCTAACACTTCCTGTCTGGTATACATTGACTATCCATTTGAATCTCGACTCCCTACTCCGTAGTCGAGCGCCATCAATCCCCTCTAATGGGGTCCTTGTAACCCGATTATAATTTACACGAAATATAGAACCAGTCCCAGTGTAATCAGTGATGGTAATAAGTCCACCAAGATTTGCGACATAGTTAATATAAAATTGTTTATTCTGTCCGGTGTAAATGGTAACATACTTCGCATATACCACTGCGAGTCGCTCATCCGTAGTCATACCAAGAGGGGTATCCAGTTCAGGCAATCCCAAGTCCTCTTCCCACTCTGATAATAAATTTTCAATTGTCCCAGGCATAGACTCATTTAAAAGGTCAGCTACTTTTTGGTCTAAGTACTGAAGCTCTTGGGCAAACGGTAATAAGACTTTCACAATTATTTCTTTCATACTACTCCATTTATCCTATCACTGTTACGGATCCCCAGGCTTCCACGGAAGTGATAGCATCCGGGGCTACGTCCTGCTCATTAGGAAATGGGATTCGCCATCCTGGTCCTCTAGGTAACAATTGAATTAAATTAGTAAGGTAATCGTTTCTGGAATACCTTGCTCGTACTAATAAATCTGGTCGAATAATCATAATAATTCCTGGAATGAAAGAGTATCAATCTTTGGATAAGCGAATCCATTAAGAACGATATCACTATCCCCGGGATATGGCTGTATCCCTACATAAATAGAGTCAATTCTGTAATCTACCACTCCAGCAGCTGCGATAGCTCCTCGCACTTGCGAAATTTTTATATCGTCTCCAGGTTTATGAGGCTCAAATAAAGAATTCAAACTATCTTCAATCCTCTGCCGTAAATCAAGATCGTCATGGTTTACAATGCTCAGCCAGATATGCAGATCGGCATAATCAGGATTCCCTAAATTATCAGTGATAGACGCCACCGTGACAGCAGCAGTGACCGGCTTCTTAGTGTCTATATGGCCAGCGACATCTGCGAGCAGTTGTGCAGACGGAGTAGGATTTGCATCATTTGAAATAATACACACGGATACCGTTCCTAGACCATTGGCTAACGGATACGACCATGCGTTTCCGACACCATCTACTTCCAAAGCCCATGCTATATAATCATCCGCAGTCCCTCCCATTGGCGGAGCCTGAATCCTAAAAAGAATTCTTGACCGATATTCTTCATCCGTTTCCGGGTCCTCTCCCGCAGCCATATCCGTTGTTAAAAGAGCACTACTATTCACTCCAGTGATAGGTGAAATTAATTGAAAGTAATAATCTATCAGAGCATTGTAAGTTATATTCCCAGCATCGCCAGGTTCAAGAGCTTGCGCCAGAACCGATATCGTACCTCCACCACCTATCACTACTGCGGATAAGGTTCCATACTCCACTCCGGCATCTGTTTGAATCCTAGTATCCGCAGGAATGGTAGTACCGGCCGGACCGGTAAATTCGACAGTACCTTCGGCAAACGACCCTGGACGGCGAGCAATTCCCCATAGGCGTCCGTGTCGTTCTAAGTATACACCTTCCGCAGTAGTGACAAATATCTGGTCCTTAGCGAAATCTATGAATCCATAGCTTGTATGGATGGCTCCGGCAAACACACGAGCCAATATCCGCAGGACAGCCCTCCGCAAGAGGGACACCGCTCCAAATAATCTTGATTCAATTCCTTTTTCAATTCTACTTGTAATCTGCTGTATTGTAGGTCGCGTCCAAGGCATTATACATTTCCTCTTCTAAATATTTGTGCTTGCCAATTATAAAAAAATTTGTAGTAGATATCCTGTCCTCCAGGCTTTTGGAAATTCAATTGAATAAATAATACAGAGTCATTCGGAGCGGAAAGAATTCCGTCAACCCTCGTAACATTAGCTTCTACTCCCGCCACGATATTGTCGTCAATCATCCACTGAAATCCATCAATTAAATATTCTTTGCATCGAGCGATAACAGCATCTGTCGTTTGTTCCCTTCTTAAAAGCCATCCCTTCCAACCAATCTGGTCCCCAACTACATTCGGAACGGAGTCTCCCCACCATCCACCCTTATCCCCATAGTCGTCCGGAAGTATATCATTATCATCTGCTCGTTTGTTCGTAAGTAGTGTGAGCATAATAGCCGTCTCAAATCCAGCGTCCCGCTCGACATCCCGGTCAGCAAGTATCCAATCTATGTACCCGTCATTTACATTCAGGCTAATACGAATGTCTCCCTCTTGCTCCGGTGGTATAGCTGGTAGACCACTGTTCACGTTCGTGGTTCTGGCCAGTTGAGGAGTACTAATAAATTCTTCAGTCGGTACACCATTCAGATCTATCACTAGAGCTGCCGGAGTAAATTTTAACAACATCCCATCAGGTTCTGTTCCGGCGAATATATCACCATTGTACCCATACAAGCTCGTAATTTCCTGCGTTCCGTATGATGCAGCGACTGTAATCCAGGCACTGATATTATCCCACTGGTAGAGTGCCGATCCATTTACTCCGAACGCTCCAGCATATATGTATCCGTTGTAGGACATAGCTAATTTCGTACCGAAGCCAATCCCTGGAGCAGCTAATTCCCAGGCTCCTGCGTGCGGGATTGTCGTATAAGATTGCACTCCTGAAATAAAAGGCAAATCAGAAATTATTAATTCAGATTCGAGGACGTCGAAATTGTCATCCAGTTGCACCCAGAAAGTTTGAGAAGCAAGAGGAGCTACCGGTCTACCATCACCGAACAGTGATGATGTATAACCAGTCCAACCATCTCCATCAGTCTGTGGAGTTACCATTGGTAGACCATCATATAACATACGAGCGAAATTTCCAGAAAGTTCAAGTTTGAAACTCTTGGTTTGAAAATCGGCTATGGGATAGGTGTCGTACCAATCGTAGTTAATTAATTCAAAACCGACGCCTAGATCATCAATACCATCAGCTATCGCTTTTAGCCTGATGTACGTATTAGTCCCCGTGACGTCGGATAGTATCTCTAAAAAGACACGATTACCCGTCACGCCATGATGGAAGTCATAGGTATTCCCATCATAAGTTGAATTATCAGTAAATCCAAAACGGGAGTTTGGTGGTGGATACTGAGTTGCAGGTATCCCTTGGAATTTCCATATATACCATGGATCTCCAGGAACCCATGGAGGCTTAATAGATACTCCGGGGAATTGCTCAAAAGCCGTTGCAGTCGCTCTTAATCGGACTCCTACTTTAGTACCTCCTATCACTACATTTTCCGCGAACTCAACCTGCGGACTGGCTAACGGATACTTACTTCCCCATGTAAATGCATCATTCCATCGTAGTAGATCACCGTTTGGCTCCTTTACAGTATACAAGCGTTCACCGTTGCCGTCATCGTGCGTGAACAGGGAATAGCTACCACCTGTAGACACCGGCCATGAACCAGCCACCTGGATCCAGTTCGCTCCTACGGCATCATATTCAAACAGATACCCATGTATCACAGTGGTCATGTATAGTCTACCACGATAGACTGCTAGAGCCCGAGCTGCTTGAGCCGGTGGAGGATTAGGTACATTAGGAAATACAGCTTTGTCTTTCCAGCCTGGAGTCAATCGGTCATAGGCGTACAAGTACATTCGCTCGAATGTTCCGGCATATACTTCGTCATTGAAGAGGGTCAATCCATAAGCGTACAATTGAAAATATTTATTAGCACAGACTTGTCCCCATACTCCAGGAACCACGAATGTTTCAAGCAATTGCCCAGCATCTGATAGTGATGCTCCATGGTAAATACCAGTCGTGGCAAGGATTCGCCCATCTACAACTAATAAAGATTCAATTGAGTTCGCATTAACGAGCATCGGTACTTTCTCAATCCACTGAGAACCTGCCTCGTCCCATTCTAATAATTTCCCACCTTCACTAGACGGCTCCGATCTTTTTGTTCCGCCATACAACTTTCCGTTATACTCTACCAATGCAGAGATATTAGTGATGTCGTTTAATCGCGGAGCTACTAAAGTCCAAGGCATTAGGATATCCCTCCTGTTCCAGCACCTGTTCCACTCGCTGCGACTGGTCCCGCTGGTAGAGTACCTATAACCACCGTCGTTACTGTCGTTGACACCGTTGCAAGTTTAATTGCATTGACGATATTCTCAACTAAGATCTCCACGAATTTATCTGTTAATGGAGCATTAGTAAGATCAAATCCTTCGGCAAGCATCGCAGCTTTCACTTGAGATATTATTATAGCATTTGATGGGATTGGCATATTATGATTTCGCTGCTAAGATTTTAGATGATTTATCCGGATGTAGAGCACCAGTGAAGGCGCACAGACATTGTCCAGTTACAACTCCGTCTAGTGGTAGGAGTGAGTCACTTCCCAGTTTAATTTTATCAGAATTCAAGACAATAGACCCATCCTTCTTTAGTATCACACTACTCCCGGTGAAATTGTATACTGCGACTTCACCGGCCTCTAACCCTTTAAGCCGAAAGCGAGAATCATCCACCGCAATGATAACACCTTGATCTTTATTACCATTTATAAAACCTACGAAAGCCTCTGCTCCAGGCTTTGGACAACTGGTGAACCCATAGTTTTGTATACGTTCCACGTCGTCTTTTACTTCCTTGCTTAATGCTTCAATCTGCATTAATTGCATTTTCGTTGTATCGTTTACTACGTTCACAATCGCACGACTCAGTATCATGCGGATGCTGGTTCTTATAGGGTCTAAGAGCTTTTGGATTTGTACTGATAGACTCATCGCCATATCACCGTATTCCGTTTAGATTTTTTCTTCTTAATATTTACTTTAGGTTCGGGAGCATATATCTCCGGGAGTACCAGTCCCATGCTTAGTGCCCGTCCTGTAGAGTTCAATGTATACTCTACATCTTTTACTAACATATCACCTTCCACGCCTAAATGCGGTATCACTACAAATGCAATAAGATTTTCACGCCATAATTCTTGAGTATACTGTCGCCATCCAGCTACGTTCACTTGTATCGTACTACTACGACCGGCACGAATCTGTGTTTCCCAGGCTGCTCTTGTCTTGGCTCCTTCATTAGTTAGCCCACTTCCCGGAACTATTATCTTCGGCCTCCACCGGTCTACATTCTCGTCTTCTGCCTTACCAAAAATTCCAGTTGTACCCTTGTCCCAGCCGTTCCCCTTGTTACTCCGCTGTCCCTTCACAAACACATGGGAAAACCTATCCTTATGACTTTGTTTCAATTGCGCCGATATTATATTGTATTCGTATATAAGTTTATCAGACGCTCTGGCATCCCCGATTGTAGTCAATACTAAATTCCCCTTCGCATCAGATATCGGTAGTACCGCTCTGTTCTCGCATATCCTAGCGATTGCTTCATATACAGACTCTCCTCCATTAATTGAAAAGTCTTGCAACTTTTCTCCGAGATCTGCTTTTCGTATAACCTTTATATCAAAAGGGTCACAGATAGTTGTAATTAATTTTAAAGGATCAATTTCTTTCCAAGAACCTGGAGCATCGAGTATTGAACAATCTACTAAATCCCCTGTCCGGCATCTCCCGGAAAGTGATATAGAGTTTGACTCTGCTCCAATAGATATATCACGTTCTTCTAGATACCCTCGTATTATATGGTCGTCGCCTATGTATACGTCTACCTCCATTTGCGGTTCTAGGTATATAGCATCACCACGCCAAATGTCTACAACAGAAAACTTGAATGAACCGGCAACTGTATCTACCGAACGTTTAATTGAAACATCCGTCCAGCCGGTTAGCTTTTGTCCGTCGACTTTTAAGGAAACATCATTAAACATTTATTAGCACCTCTATTGGTATTCCACCTGGGACAAAAGCTGGATGCACTACTCTATTCCTATCTATAATCTCCTGTTCCCTGGCAATCGTGCCATACAACTCATAAGAAAGTATCATCGCTGGAGTGGAGATATTTAAAGTTTTATTCACAAGTCTAGGTAACTTGCGAGCCCTCTCATCTATGTCCTGGGCAACTGCTGTCCTTAATGAGTAGAATGTATCGTATACATCGTCAGACACTGTTGCCTCTAGCACCGAGTCAATTCCAGCAAAGACTTCGTCGCGTAATTCTTCAGCTTCTTCCTTTGATTGAAAATTAATAAAAGAAAGTAGACCAGCTTGATTAATCAAAGCTAATCTGTTGAACGATTCTTGAAAAAGTTTTGTAGGATCATCATCTTCAGTTGTCGCAGCGGTAGGATCGTATACATACATTGGTTTCATGTCCTCATACGAGGCTCTAGCATTATCTTCAGTAGCTTCTGTATCATCGTTAGCATTTGTTCCAAACGTCATTAAATCCTTAACATTTTCCATCAATTCTAGTCCATCATACATCATCGCTAGAGCTTGATTAGCTACATTCTCTAAACTCCGCCGATAGCTAGAAGCAGAAGCGACTGTCTGTTTTGCAGTTTCCATAAGAGCAAATCCAGCAGTGATAGCTCTACCAGTCGCATTAACGATAGAGATAGCTTTATTAACGATAGAAAATTCCTCACTAAAATCTTCTATGACCGCTGTTTCCGCTGCTTCCTTTGCCAAAGCGACAGCTCCTTTCGTGTCGACAGTAGTCGTAGGAAATCGTAAAGCACCGGCCTCTACAAATCCAATTGTAAACCGAGCCATTCCCATTTCCTGAGAGCTGTCTCTCCACGTATATGACTCTATCATTACGTACATATCACCAAGATACGGATGTACTAAAAGACCTTTCCCGGGAGCATCCAAAGCCTTTATGAGCCTATTCCGCACAAGGTGATAGTCGTCTCCTATTACATACACTTCCAGGCTTTGATGCATCGCTTTCTTGCCAAAATCTTCAACGTATGGAGTATCTTCCCCAGGAAACTCTGTAACCTGTAGACGCCTCCCACCGTTGCCTTCATAGGCTGGGACATGAAATGGAATCCCACGAAAAGACGCTTGTCTATAATCGTCAAGCCATGCCATCAAAAAGCCCCTCCAAGTTGCGGTAGATATTGGCCTCGTTCAGACTCAAGAGTAAGCGGACCAGATAATCTTTCAATTGTAGTTCCGGCTGGAGGATTTTGAAATTTCACGACGGCCTCTACTTTTTGTGTACTTTGCGCTGGAGGAGCCACCGCTGGAGCCCCTCCCGTCGTTGAGGTCGCGGTCGGGCCTATCAGCCCAATCCGTTGCTGTAATTCCTCAGGTAGAATAGCTTTCGCTAGTCCTGTTAATTTATCTAATCCGAAAGACAATATAGATTTTACTAAATTGATTAATTTCTTTAAGACCCATATCACTGGAGTGAGCAGCCATCCTATCAGCTTCGCGAACTTTTTGAATAGGTATCCTACAGTCAAGAATAATAGTTTAAAGAACGGTAAGAGGCCGCTCCAGTTTTCTATTATCCACTCCACTACTGCGACCATCGGCCATATACTTATGAGCATCAATCGCCAAATTTCTTTCCAGGATAATCCTGCGATTTTAAGGATTGCGATTAGTGCCATGATACCACCTACTACCCATCCTATTGGATTTGAGATAATAGCGATAGCACCTCCTGCAGAAGCTATCACACCACCTATCGCTGAGATTGATGTAATGAGCTGACCTACTATAAAAAGCAATGGACCAATCGCAGCTACCACTATCGCGACAATTGTAGCAATTTTCAAGAAAGCTGGACTTACTTTGGCGATAGACCGGAGGATGCCGGTTAATCCTACAACTAAATCGGCTGCCATTTGCAGTAATCCAGAGTCTGCGATGGCTAGTTGAAACTCCTGCCAAGCAGATGTAAGAGCTTTCAATTGTCCTGGTAGACTCTTCTCAAAAGCCTCTGCAGCCCTCCTTGCAGCTCCAGGCCAATCCTCTCCTACTTTTTTATTTAGTTCATCAAATCCTTTTACTCCGGAAGCTACCACTGCATTCATACCAGTCGCCATCTTGCGACCAAAGATTGCTATCATGTCTGCAGGTTTTGCTCCGGCCTTTTCAAACGACTCTATTATTTGACGTAGACCTAAGAGCTTGCCTTGAGCATCCATGATAGCATTGCGTGGAATCTTCAATTGAACTAGAGCTTTTTGCGCTTCTATCGTTGGTTTTTGTAATGATGCAAGTACAGCTCTCAAAGACGTTCCAGCCCTGGCTCCTTGTATCCCATTATTACTAAGGACACCAATCCAGGTTGCTGTTTCCCTTAATGAAATTCCAGCAGCAGCAGCGTCTGGAGCCACGAACGACATGGCCTCGGCCATTTGTATCATGTTAGTATTGGCGTTCTGGGTAACGATGGTGAGCTTATCAACAGCCTCTGTCGTACGCTCTGCGCCCCATCGCATACCACTCATAATATTACTAACTTTATCCGCAGCTTCCCCTAACTCAATCTGTGCTGACGTTGCTAAATCTAACGTCGCTGGTAGAGCGGAAATAATCTGCTCTGTTTTAAATCCTGCCATTCCTAGGAATACCATGCCTTCGGCAGCAGCGGATGCAGTGTGCTGAGTAGTAGCTCCCATCACTCTAGCAAGTTTCGTCATTCTACCCATCTGCTCACCGGTCGCTTGCGTTACATTCCCGACACGATTCATGGATTGCTGAAATTCACCAGCGACCCGAAGTGTAGACACGCCGAACATAGCGATAGGAGCTGTCAGAGCTAGTGACATTCCCATCCCTATATTCCGCATCTTCGTCCCCATCTTTTGCAGACGACTCGTCGCACTACCAATCTGTTTAGAAAATTGGTCTACACCTTGGAGTACTATCCGAATTGGAGGAACTGGCATTGTTATCCTTTATTAGCTTTATTCTGTGCTTCTATAAATGCTTTGGCTTGTTCTTGAAAAAATTTGAAATCCTCGGCATCTAAGTTGTATATCTCAGATGGTTGCATATGGAAGGTCCCCATAAAGACAGCTATATACTGCCTCCAATCTGGCGACCACTCGGCAAAAAATGGTTCACCACCTCCGCGACTTTCATCATATCACTGGCGTCTAGCTCTTCAATAAAAGCCATAGACTCTCCGGTCATCCTTGATATTAATTTCAATAGATGGTCATACAAGAGGCTATCACCTCCCGCTGGCATCCCTTTAAAATCTTTGGTCTTGAGCCGACGCACTACTGTGATAGTGGTACGTGGATCTTCATTCTTTCCCCATTCCACCGGAAATTCCAATGTGATTTCGTGGGGTAATTCAATCGTCTTTATTTCTTCAGACATTCGATATCCTTTGTTGAATTGTTATTTAATTAGCGAACTTCTTCGGCACTTATGCCTTGGAACATCGCTTGTATGTTAGCTTCCTCGGTCTGTACATCACCATCACCTGTATAGGCTGCTCCCTTAAGAACAATAACCTTCCCATTAGATAAGCTCAGTGTTATGGTCGCATTCCGTATAGTTACGAAAGCTTCCACATCCAAGTCCGCTCTATCAGTTATCTCACCCTCTATCTTCGGGGCTTGAGGCAGACCTTTAAACCCATGGACACCATCGGCGCCAATGATAGGTTCTACTTTCGGCTTCCCGAGATTGTAGGTGAAATTTCCCTTTGCTTGCTGGATTTCGCCATTGATCTTAAATTCAATTATACCGGCGATTAATCCACTTCTTCCATCTGACATATTACTCCTCCATTATTTGATTTTTAATTTAATTAACTCAAGACTCTACAA